AATTAAGTCCTGCTATGTCTGCAAACATACGTGGTGAGATAGCTTCATACGTTAAAGACCAAATAAATCTTGCACATACAGTAGTATTAGGTCATACAGAATGGAATCCTACCCAAGCTAGAGTGTTTGGAATGCTCTTGAACAAGGTAGTGCCAGACTTAAACGCTAATTTTGTACAGCATGAGGTCAACATGAAACAATTAACAGACTTATCTAGGGAAGAACTAGAGCAAATCGCTCAAGGTGTGTCTGAAATAGACGTTCAAGGAGAAACCATTGAAGATAACAAATAAACAAAAGGACGCAAAGCCTTCTAATATAACTTTACAGGACTTAGGCAAGGCAATGTCGCAGATAGACCTAAGCAATGTGCCACCAAACAAGATACAGAACGCAGTATTCGACCAATTCATGAGAGTAATGCAAGACACAGTGCAGTGTGGCAAGACATCATACGAGATAAAGCAAAGCAGAAGGCTTAGAAACAGACTTGGCTAAACTATCTCAGGCAGAAGTCGCCAAGTATCTACTAAAACTAAGGGATTCTCAGGAATCATTCATAGGTTTTGTACGTTTACAGTACCCAGAATGGGAACTTGCAGACTTCCAAGTAGAATTAATCAACACATTAGACAGATTAGAGAAAGGAACTCTAGGAAAGAACAACCTTCTCATTACTATGCCACCACGTCACGCCAAATCTACCTTTGGCACAGTCCTATTCCCTTCATATTACATGGCTAAGAAGCCAAACAGGTTCACAATGTCCTGTTCCTACAACTCACAACTTGCCACAGACTTTGGCAGACAGATACGTGGGGTGGTAGAGCAGAAAAACATGAACCAAGCCTTCAAAGACTTTCACTTATCAAGAGATAGCCGTGCCGCAGACGTGTGGCGTACCGAAAGTGGTGGCGCATACTTCGCTGTGGGTATCGGTGGTACAACATCTGGACGTCCTGCCAACTTATTAATAGTCGATGACCCAATCAAGTCTCGTGAAGAAGCAGAATCCATGACCCAACGCAACAAGACATGGAACTATTACACATCAGCACTGGCTACACGTCTTCAACCAGAAAGCGATGGGACTCCTCCACGCCAGATAATAATTTTAACACGTTGGCATGTGGACGACCTTGCAGGTCGCCTCATGCAGACCGAAGATTGGCAAGAAGGTAGGTGGGAACACGTCAACTTTCCTGCTATCAAAGAAGTAACGTCAGGTAAAATGAGCAGAAGAATGCTATCAGAAGACGACCCCAACTATCTAACTTCAGAACAGTATTCCAAAGTATCTCCTGCCAAAAGAAACATATCCACAACTCAAGAAGAACCATTGTGGAAAGAAAGGTTTCCATTAGACGAACTCAAAAGACGTGAGCGTCTCAACCCACGTGAGTTTGCAAGTCTATACCAACAGATGCCATACGTAGAAGGTGGTAACTTAATCAAAACAGAATGGTGGCAAAAGTTTCCAGAAGGTCTAACCCCAGAAAACTTTACAAGCTTAGTCATTGGCGTAGACACAGCCTTCAAGAAGACAGAGACAGCAGACTACTCAGCAGCAGTAGTGGCAGGCATGGATAGAAACGGAGACATGTACATCATAGAAATAGTCCGTGGCAAGTACGACTTCCCAGAACTCAAGCAACGCCTCATACGCCTCAACAACAAGTGGAGAGGAAAAGGACTCCGTGGCTTATACATAGAAGACAAGGCATCTGGTCAATCAATCATACAGGAACTCAAAAGAGAGAGTGGCATATCAATCATTCCATACAAAGTTGTACACGACAAGGTAGCAAGAGTGAACGCTATCCTCCCTCTCATAGAGGGAGGAAGAGTATACCTTCCACAGACAGCAGATTGGTTAGACTCATTCATAGACGAGACAGTTCAGTTCCCATCTGCCAATCATGACGACCAAGTAGATGCCATGACAATAGCACTAGACACACTATCCAGAACCCATGTTGGCTCAGAAGCATGGGAACTTCAAGGCAGTATGTCATCACTCAATAATGTTTCACGTGAAACATTGGGCAAGTCTCTATTAGACACAGCAACAAAAATTAAATCTAAATGGACAGGTTGGGGATTGCCGTCTAATTAATAGGAAGACAAATTAAAACTAAAAGAGTATACTTTTCACATGGCTGATAAAACTGAACCAAGAAATTATAGAAGTGCTGATTATGTTCCTCCTCATAATGATGGGGTTATAGTTGACCTATCCGAATTTGCAGAACGTATCGTAGCATATGATGACATCTCATCTGACCTAACCGAAGAACAGGAAAGAAAGATTGTAGACTATGTTAAGTCAATGACTGACATGTCCTACAACAAAATCAGAAACAGGTACGACCACTGGAAAGAAGCAGACAGAGCGCATGACGTCTACGTAAAGCCTGGCACAACAGACTTCAGAGAGAAAGCAGTCATTGCAGATACTCGTGCAATAGCAGACACAGTATTAACATACCTCATGGCAGCACTGGGTGGACGTAACCCAATGTTCCAACTTGAAGGTCTAAACAGAAAGTCTCGACAAGCATCACTCATACTTGAACGTGTCTTACACCAACAGATGAGACGTACAGCAGGCGAAGCACGTCTTGCACAGATGCTACTCGACAGCATACGATATGGTTTCGCACCAACCAAAGTCGTATGGAACGCAAAGACAAATCAAAACCAGATGATTAACTTTGACCCACGCAGAGTATTCCCAGACCCACGTGTCAACTTTGGCGATTGGGAAAACATGCAGTTCGTAGTATTTGCAGACTACGTATCGTACAACTCAATACTCTACAGTGGTCTATATCCAAAGCTACGTAAGTTCCCAGAATTACGTAAGAAGATGTCGCCACCAAGAAACGCATGGAACGCACATCACTGGCATAAGGAACAGGGCAGAGGACTTTCAATCGACCCTGCAACAGCCAACCAACGTGAGAGAAAAGACCACGCCTACTTTACACTGGGCGACTCACGTGTACTTGATGAAGCTTGGGTACGTCTATCTGGACATGAAATTGGAATACCAACCATAGACCAAATCTATCTGGTCATAACAATCCTAGACGAGAACGTAGTTATACGTTTCCAACTGAACCCATACGGCAGACAGATGCCTGTAGTTATTGGTGGTCTTTACCAAGACTCCCACAAAACTTATGGGCAGTCTCTCTACGATTTAATTTTACCTATGCACGATATAGCAACCTACTTATTGCGTAGCCGTATCGACAACATATCAGCAGCCCTTAACAATCTTATATTCGTTGACCCTACACAAGTGTCTGTACCAGACCTTGTGGACAGAAATCCTTGGGGTGTCGTTCGAACTCTGCCAGGCTCTAAGCCAGGTGATGGCGTATTCATAGCGCAAGTTCCAGACGTCACACGTGGACACTTCAGCGATATAAGTGCTATGTCAGAACTCAAACAACGTGTATCAGCAGCGTCTGATGCACAACAAGGTATACCGACACCAGACGTTAGAACAGCCACAGAGATACAACGTCTGACCCAACTCGGTTCACAGCGTCTAGGTGTACTAGCACGTATCATGTCAGCAACAACAATGCGTCCTATGGTTCGTATGATGGTTTCTAATATACAAGATGCCCTTGCTCTTTCTGGTTCTGTCAAGCTTGAGAAAGAAAACATGCCGTCACAATTAGAGGGTATGGTAGAAGATGGATACATGGATTTTGATGTATCTAAAGACCTTCAAGGGGACATTGACTATCTAGTAATAGACGGCACTCTTCCCCTTGAACCCACACGCAACGCAGAAACCTGGATGAACATGCTACAGATAATGAACCAGACAGGCTTAACAATGGAATACAATGCAGGACAAATCGCAGAGGAAGCCATACGTGCAATGGGAATAACAGACCTAGACAGGTTCAGAGTAAACCAAGAGCAAATGAATAAACAAGGTCCGACCCCATCACAGCAAATGCAAATCATGGAGAAGATGCGTGGCGCATCTGTCAAGTCTGGCGAGGACGTCAACAGAGAAGTAGAACGTGGAAACCTCGTTCCAATGAGAGGTGGTCAAGGTGGATAGTGACGTTATAAATTTTGTAGAAGAAAAATTTAAAATCTTCAAAGAAGAGATGCAAAAATCTTTTGACATCAATAACGAAATAATCAAGGAGAATAAAAGCCACATAGAACATTCTATATCACAAGGTCATCAAAGAGATATTCAAATTCAAAAAATAGAAGGAAGCATAGTTCAGTATGTAAATGAAACAAGAGAGACTTTAAAAAAAGAAATCAAAGAAGAAATCAAAGAAGAGGTTAATGAAATGTTTCAACAAATTAAAAGCACGATAGATGAATGTGTTGGCAAAATTAATGAGGTTGCATTGGAACAAAGCAAAGTAACCACAGCAGAAAAATATTCACTTACAAAATCAAAACTGATAAGATTGATGAAAGATATGGGATATTATAAATAATGGCTATAACTAGACCTACTGGCGAACAACTTCGATTTCTTTCTGCTAACACAGGCGAACACATTCTCGACACCTACATGGAAGCAGCAGAAATAGGTGGTCGCCAACTCTCTGACCTTCTTGATGACCTATTCGACCCTGCTAACAGTGGTACATTCCGTTCAGAAAATTTTGAGTTTAGATACAATGAAACAACAAGCACCCTACAATTTAGAGCAGGCGTATTCTCAAACTCAAGTGCAAGCTTTGTAGACGTAACAAGTTTCTTTAGCGTAGAAGGAACATTCAGCACATCAACATCTTACAACAACTTTGACCTTGTAACTGTAGCCAATAGTGACGTATACTTAGTACATGGTCTTTCATCACCTTCAACCTTCGGCTCGGAATCTGCATTCATCAGTTCGTCAAGCACGAAGAAAATTGTCGATGTATCAGGAGCGCAAGTCCAAGCCGCAATCTCAAGCGACCACAGAGCAGACGCAGCCAAGTACGCAATCACAGCAGAAGACACCTCGTTCACCTTAACCAGTACTAATGGTAGTACATCAGGTCTTTTCTCAGCACTTCATTATAATGCAAAGGCAAGTGCCAATGCAACAACAGCAACCACTCAGGCAGGTCTGGCAAGTGACCAACGTGCAGACGCAGCCAAATACGCAGTAACTGCACACAACACAACATTCAGTTTAACATCTACGAATGGTGGAACATCTGGTCTTTACTCTTCCCTGCATTACGCAACAGAATCATCTAACTCAGCAGCAACAGCGTCAGGTCACAAAGACACAGCATCAAACTTTGCAACTGCACCAACAGGAACTCTATCATCTGGTTCTGCAAAAGCTTGGGCATTAGGTGGTGGTGCATCTTTTACAATGGCAACAGCCATAGCAGGTTCTAACTTCTCGTCTAAATACTATGCAGACCAATCAAGCCAACATGCATCAACATCTTTAGGTCACGCAAACACATCAAGCACCCATAAGAATACAGCGTCTGACCATAAAGACGATGCAGGCAAATATGCAGTTACAGCACATAATACTACATTCACATTGACATCTACAAATGGTGGCACGTCTGGATTATATTCTGCATTGCATTACGCAACAGAATCAGCCAACAGTGCAACAGACTCAGCAACTGCTAAGACAGGAGCTGAAACTGCAAGAACTGGTGCAGAAACAGCCGAGACTGATGCACAGACAGCTCAAGCTGCCAGTGAGGCAGCTCGTGATGCAAGTGTCGTAGCAAAGACTGCATCTGAAACTGCTCGTGATGCGAGTGTTACAGCTAAGACTGCTAGTGAGACAGCTCGAGATGCTAGTGTTGTGGCAAAAAATTCTAGCGAAACAGCTCGAGATGCAAGTATAGCAGCTAAGAATTTGTCCGAAACTGCTAAAACTAACGCAGAGACTGCTGAAACAAATGCAGAGACAGCCGAAACTAACGCATCTGCCAGTGCAACAGCAGCAGCAAATAGTGCTACAGCCGCATCTAATACAGCCTCTACAATAGGCACTATAGATAGTTTATCTGATGTGACTATTACTTCAGTAGCTGATAATGAAGTAATAGCTTATGATAGTTCGTCATCAAAATTTATTAATCAAACAGCAGCCGAAGCAGGAATAGCAACTACTGCTTATACTGATACTGCTATTAGTAATCTTGTAGATAGTTCACCTGCAGCTCTAAATACACTTAATGAATTAGCATCAGCTCTTGGTGATGATGCAAACTTCTCAACTACAGTTACTAATTCAATCGCTACTAAGATGCCATTAGCAGGTGGCACATTTACTGGTGATGTAACTATAAGCTCTGGAACAAGTGGAGATGCTGTTTTAACAATAGAAGCTGACACTGATAATAATGATGAAAATGACCACCCAGAAATACTTTTTAAACAAGATGGTGGAATACCAGAGGGTGGTATTAAATTAGCAAATAATAAAACAGCCGTGTGGAATAGTGTTAGTACAGGTGGTGGCTTATCATTTAGAACTGGTACTGCTGATACTGGTTATAGCAATGCCACTGAAAGAATGGAAATTTCATCAATAGGAGACATAACATTAAAAGGAGCAAGCCATGATGTTGTTTGGGATACTTCAGAAAATTCTTTAGAGTTTGCTGATAATGCTAAAATTACATTTGGAAATACTCCTGACACTACAATATCAAGAGCAAGTGCTGGAGTAGTCAATATAAATTCAAATGCAATATTAACTTCAGCAACTGGTGCTGCTATATCTCATACTCAAGCCTCTTCAACAATAACTGACTTTGCCTCGGCAGCAAGTGCTGAAGCAATCCCATTTGCAATCGCATTAGGATAATAATATGCCAAATAACTTTAAATTAAAAACTGCTCAAACTACTGCTTCTTTAGTAACCATGTACACAGCCACAAGTGTCACAACAACAGTCATTGGAATGACAATGGCTAACATTAGTGCAAGTTCGGTTACTGCAAGTGTAAAGATTGTAAAAGATGGTGGAACAGATATTTACATTATCAAAGATGCACCCATAGCTGTTGGCAGTTCGCTAGTTGTAGTAGGTGGAAATCAAAAAGTAGTCTTAGAAGCTGACGATGCAATTCAAATTGTTTCAAGTGTAACAGCTACTGTTGAGGTCAGTTTATCTATATTGGAGATGAGCTAATATGTCTTACATAGGTCAAAATACAAATAATTCTAATTTTCCAATAGATGTAGCACAACAATCAGATTTATTAAACGATGACAATCAACATAAAAAACTACTCAGTACAATAGATGCAGCAGGAGTAGCTAATCCTATATTTTCATCTTCAGTTATTACTGATGATTATGATTATTATGATGTTTATGTGTACGATGTAAAAGTTACTTCAAATTCAAGTAATGCATCAAATTATATTTGGTGCAGATTTAATCAAAGTGGATCAGAAGTAACTGGTACAAAGTACATGACCAGAGGTTATCATATAGGTATGAAAAGAGGTGACACTTGGGAAACTGGTGGTTGGGCGTATACTCAACAATATCAAATTTATTTAGTTGGTGCTAATCAAACTGATATTGCTCTTGGTGTAGATTCACAAGCTACATTTCATGCTTGGTATAGGTTTTACAATCTGCGTAGCACAACAACTTACAAAGGTGTTAGAGAATTAGATGCTCAGTATTGGAGTTTCGATGATAATTATGGTTCACCATATTATGTACACCCATTTGGATTTTTAGATGATGGTACTTCAACTTCATACGATACAAAAGTTGATGGCATAAAATTTGGAGTTGGTTATGGAAGTCCTTTTACTCAAGGTACATTCAAATTGTATGGGTGGAAAAAATAATGAGTGAAACAATATACAAAAGTGTTGATGGTGTTAAAATTCCTCTTTCAGAAGAAGAATTAGCACAAAGAGAAATAGATATAAAAAATGATCTAGATAATTTACCGATGTTTAAATTGGAAGCTTTAAGACAGGATAGAACACCTCTGTTAGAAGAAGCTGATTATAAGATAAATACTCTTGTCGATAATGGTGCAGATGCAACTGCTTGGAGAAAGTATAGGCAAGAATTAAGAGATATTACCAATACGTCTGATTTAGATAATGTTACTTTTCCAACTAAACCAAGTTAAAAGATAAGGAAAAATTAAAATGAGTTACATAGGCAGAAGCTCTGACGGCTTTGGATTACTAAATAAATATCGCTGGGTTGCATCAGGTGGTGAGACTTCTATTGCTTCTACGCTTACAGACAGCAACAATAAGCAATTAAGATTTACCGATAAAAACTTAGTTACCTTATTTAAAAATGGAACAAAATTAGACCAAACAGCCTACAATTTAAACACTGCAAATACTATTAGTGGATTAACTGCACTGTCAGCAAGTGATATTATTGAAGCTCATGTTTTCGATACTTTTTCTATAGCAACTTTTAATACTGTTCCGACTAGTGGTGGTACTTTTACTGGTGCTGTAAACGTAAGTGGAGCTGTTACAGCTACTTCATTTTCTGGTGATGGTAGTTCTTTAACAAATCTTCCAGTTACTGGTATGCCTACTACTGGTGGTACTTTTACTAATGATGTAGTTTTTGCAACTAACACTGAATTAAAGTTTGGTAATAGTGCAAATTTTAAGATAACCAGTAATAATACTGATGGGTCTATACTAAATTATACTGGCGATATAAAAATTGAACAGTATGCAAATGATAAAGATATAATTCTTTCTTCTGATAATTCGTCTGGTGGTCTTGCAGAGTATATAAAGTGTGATGGTAGTACTGGTAATGTATATTTATATAACTATGGTAACTGGAGGTTTAATACCAATTCTAGTGGAGTATATGTAAATGGTGTTGCTACACTCGATGGTGACGTAACTTTTACTGGTGCTAACTATAACGTAATATGGGATAAATCAGATAATAGATTAGAAGTTGCAGATGAAGCTAAAATTTCATTTGGGAGTAGTAATGATTTAGAAATATGGCATACAAACAGTGGTAGTAATTCCCTTATTAATGCCTATAATGGTGATTTATATATTCAAAGTCTTACAGCTGATAAAGATATACTTATACGTGCTGATGATGGGTCTGGGGGAACTTCAACTTGGATTAAGTTAGATGGTGGCACTGGCGAAATAGATATTACTGCTCCTGGGGTAGTCGATATTAATTCATCTCTTGGTGATATAAATATTGGTGCTGTAGGTGGAAATACTATAATTTCTGGTGATACAGGTAATATGACTCTCACTAATAATGGAACTGGTGATATATCATTAGGTAATTTTAAGTTTGATAGCGACCAAACAGTTGGTTCTGGTCAAGATAATTATGTATTAACTTATGATAATTCTACTGCAAAGATTAGTTTAGAAGCTGCATCTGGTGGGGGTATGCCTACCACTGGTGGTACTTTCACAGGAGATGTGACTTTTTCTGGCGATAATTATAATGTCTTTTGGGATAAATCTTTAGATGATTTAAGATTTGCACATGGTGCTTCTATAGACTTACAGACGACTTCTGGTGGTGCTGGTTTAAGATTTTATCGAAATTCTGACCACTCCTATATTATGAATTACGATGGTTCTTTTAATATATTCCAAGGTGATGCTGATAAAGATGTAATTATATATGCTGATGATAGTACTGGTGGTTTTGCTAAGTACATTCAAGCTGACGGAAGTAGTGGTGAAACACAGTTATTTCACTATGGCTCAGAGAAACTTGCAACCAAATCTACAGGAGTAGCTATTACTGGAGTATTAACACTTGGTGGTTCATTAGATGTTAATGGTAATGAAATAAGTTCTGCTTCTAATAATAATGTTGTCGTAAATCCAAATGGTTCTGGTGTAATTCAGTTAAATGCTTCTACTACTTTACAAGATGGTTCACACAATTTTGATGTAGCAAGTCACGATGGAACAAATGGATTGTTATTAGGTGGTACTCTTGTTACTTCAAGTGCAGCTGAACTAAATAAATTAGATGGAACTTCTGTAACTTCAACAGAACTAGATAAGTTAAATGGTTATACTGGTACTACAGCAGAACTTAATCTTTTAGATTTAGGCACAGACCAACACTTAGGTATATTTAAAATATCTACTTCTGTTCCTTCTAGTGCAAGTGACTTTACTGGAAATACTAAAATAATAATGGTGTACTAATGGTTCTGTCTGTACTTGATGGTTCAACAATAAGAACACCACATAATATTTATGTATTAGATGGTTCTACTGTAAGAAGAGTAAGACAGATAAGAGCATTAGATGGCTCAACATTAAGACACCCATTTACTAAAACAGACTTCTTTGATTTTTCTGGTACAGCTAACACACTAAATGCAGCAACAGCAGAAGTTTATACTTACACTATAGGCAATTCGACTAATAGTGGAACTCAAACAATTTATACTGGATATCAAAGTCAACATACTGGTACACAAAATCAAACAAATAGTTATAACTGGTATTTTGGTGCAGGAAATCCAGGCTCTTCTAATGGCACAAGTTGGACAAGAGTATTCGGAAGTCAAACACAAGGTAGATATTTAACTGGTATAAATTACTGGCCCAACGCAAGTTCAATTAGCATGAATTATACAGTAGGTGGTTATGTATATTATGCTGCTAATTTTTGTTTTGGTAACGTTGGTGTTTATAGCAGTAATGCAAATATTGCTGGTGGTGCTAACAACTGGACAACTTATACACACTTTGTTGGTCCTACAACTTGGTCAACTAAATATCATGAACCACATGGAGGTCCATCTGTATCAGGTGGAACATCAGGTGCAAGTCCACAATACTCATTAGTTTCTGGTTCTACTGGTGGATATGGTTATTACGGAGGAAGTTACTCTTTTAATAATAGTTCATCTGCTGGTGTAGGTGTAAGAGTTTATGCATCTTTCTATGCAGGCTATGGTTCATCTATGCAAAGTAACGGATATATAAATGTTAATATGGTTGGCACACAATATTATACCTACTACTTAAATGGTGTTAACCAGTCATCAACTACTGTAAATTTAGGTGCGTCATATTCTATTAGTGGTGCTGGATTTAGTGGTAGTGGTACATTTACCAATTCGAATACTGCTAGTACACACGCAAACACTTTGAAAGCAGGACTATCAAGTATGTTACCTAGTGGTTGGTCTGTTTTCAGAAGTGGCAATACTGTAACAGTAACTGCTCCAGCTAGTTCTGGAAATGTAAACGATATGTCAATAAGTATTTCTAATGGGAGTGGTGTTAATACTGGAACAAATCCAAGTCCAGGCAATTCTTCTATTGTAAGACCAGCATCAAATGTTAGTGGCAGTGGTTCTACAACTCAAGGTGTAAATCAAACTGGTAACTTAACTACTGCTACAGTAACAAGTGGTGGTAATTCAACTTCTGTGAACTTATCAAATGGTGCAAGTACAGATACAGCAGGAAGTGAGATAGCAAGTGCAATGAATGGTTTAGCTGATACTACTGCAACCTATGATAGTGGAACAAATAGAATGACAGTAGTTGCTCCTGGTGATACATCTGTTTCATTAAGTAATCCTAATTCTTTAAGTGTATCGAAAGTGAGTTTATAATGGCAAGAACTTGTGAATGTGGTGAAGACACAGATGCTTTATATTATTACAAATCTACTGTTGAAGGTAAGTTTGATATATGGAGTGAAGTAAAATATGATACAGACCCAGACGGATATAAATATGACCCAATACCTTGTGGTATAAATTGTAAGAATTGGGAGAACTTTGTTGTCAAAGAGGAAGGTGTACCTTACTAATGAAACAATCTGTTGAACCAACATTAAAAGTTCAAATGAATCTGGAAGCACATGAACGTGAGTGTGCTGTTAGATACCAAGCCGTTCAAGATAAACTTGATAGCCTTGATAAACGTATGTGGAGACTAGAAGGTATGCAAGCTGTCACAACTTTATCTATTCTTGGACTTGTAATTTCAATCGTTTTAACTTAGGAGTATACCATGGGTATGCAATTAGATACTAAAAAAGTAATAACAAAACCAATCCCTAGTAAAGTAAAAGCTTTTAGGGCAGGTAAACCTATTCTTAGAAAAAGTAAGAAGATGGGTAAACGTCAGGGAAAATAATTGTCGTCTAAGTCAAGATTACAAAATCTTTCTAAACTTACAGAGTCTACTGGTTGGAAACAAATAGTAGCAGTAATGGAAGAAGAAATCGTTAAGTCTGCTATGAGTATAGCTGAAAGTCCTAAGATGGATTTAGAAGAAATTAACTTCAGACGAGGCGCAATATGGGCAGCAAAACAATTACTCGAAATGCCCAATCGTTTAAAAATACGCTATGAGAATGAAATTGCGTTAGAAAAGGTAGACGAAAATAAAAAAAAGAGTAATATAGATATAACTGAAACTTAATCTTCGCTACGGCTGAGAAAGGAAAAACCAAATGGCTACACAACAACAAGACCCTCAAATGGCAGCAGACGCAATCAATCGTATTGCTTCAAACCAGTTGGGCGTTCCAACGCAACAGGCGCAAACACAACAACCTGCTCCTCCTGCATCACAACCACAAGCACCTAAAGCACCACCTAAAGACTCTGCCGCTGAACAAGCCGCTTCTAAAGGTTCGCCTGATACTGAAGGCGATAAGATGTCTGCTGAGGCAATCATCTATGAAATAGACTTTGGTGACATGGATAAAGAAGGCAACAAGAAAAAAAGAGAACTTACGCCTAATCAAATTAAATCTACATTCGAAAGGTATTCGGCACTTAATCACAAGAATGCAGTATATAAACCAATCACAGACGTTATTGACCAATATATGAGAACTAATCCTGGTGTATCAACAAAACAAATAGCAGAACAACTGGCAAATATTTCAAAGGCAGGCGAGTCAAATCCCACAATGGGAAATACAAAAGGTGACAAGCCAGGCGTTTATGAAAAAGACACTGCTCTTAAATCTGGTGATGTAGAAGCGTCTCTCAAGAAATGGGAAGAAGACAACGCAGTAACTCTACCACCTGGCTTTAGAGACATGATGAACATGTCTGCACAAGGCAATAGTAATGTTGGTGCTATGCAACAAGAACTTGCACAGGTAAAAAACATGTTACGTCAAGTCGTAGCACAGAGTGCAGGTATGGCAGACGCAGCAAAAGCAGGTTTCCAAACTGGTGAAAACGCACAAATATCAGCAGCTAAACAAACAATAGCAAATAATTTAGACAGAGTTCAACAAGCTTTAGGTCTGGCAGACGGAGACGCACAAGAGTTTCAGATGTTTGCAGCAGAACGTGGATATACAATGGAAGACTTTGCAGACCCACAGCTTACAATTAAAGTAATGACAGATTACAAAAATAACAAATCATCGCCAGAGATGGCTAGACTTAGAGACATCATGGGCAAAAGACAAGCGTTTACTGGTAGCGTAGGTCAAACTGCCAATGCAGATGTTGGTGCAGGAGCATCAGAACAATCATCTCCCTCTACCTTTGATAGATTTACAAATAATGTAATGACTCAAAAAGGTTACTAATTACCAAAAACTTACCCCCTAGTTAAGGCATTTTCTAGGGGGTCTTTTTTTATAAGGGTAGACAGACTTATTATTATTAGTTAATACTATATATATGCGCTACGGCTCATATATATAAGAGATTAACGATGGACTTCCGTGAACCTCGCTTAAAATTTTAATTTTGTTTTTTTAAGGAGAAACTACAATGGCCCCTATTCAAGGCATGAGAGGGACAGGCGAGTTCGGTTCAGACTTCCGTCCTAAAAACTACAGAGAGTTATTCACTCTTTTAGAACCAAATGGTAATGCACCATTAAACGCTATGTTAGCTATGGGTTCATCAGAACCAACAGACGACCCTGAGTATAAAAACTTCAGAGACGAGTTGCCTGATAGAGTTATCACAGTTAACGGAGCAGTAAACTCAACGTCTACAGCATCAATAACAATAGATGCAGCAGACGACAACAAGTTTGCAATTAAAGGTGCAATCGTTATAAACCAAACTACTGGTGAAGTTATGCATGTTACTGCTGATACAACAGCAACAACTCTTGCTGTTACTCGTAACATCGGAGGCACTTCTCACCAGATTGCAGATAATGCAGTCCTGTTTGTAGCAGGCTTTGCGGCAGCTGAAGGTGCAACATCACCAACAGCAATCACATTTGATGCTACAGTAACCAACAACTTCACTCAGATTTTTAGAACTGCTTTCCAAGTATCAAATACTTTGGCAAGTACCTACCTAAGAACTGGTGATAAGATGGACGAATCAATGACTAAGGCATTAAAATTACATATGTCTGACATTGAAAGAGCTATGTTCTTCGGTAATAAAAACGAAGCAAGTGGTTCAACTGCAAGTCCAACTAGATACACAGGTGGTTTAACTAACTCACTAACTAACGTGGTAGACTTGGCAACAAGTAACGCTACCTATGGTAGTAGTGCTGCAAACAATATGACTG